TAATATGTTTCCGTCAATCTTTGTAGTTACAGGATCGGAATCCAGAGAGTATATGCCAGCCGCATTTGCCTGGGGATTCTTAAACGCCTCTATTAAGGTATACTGTAAGGGAGAAGACTCCCAGGCAGAATTAGAAGATTTATTAGAAGATGTCGAAAAGGTTTTAGATAGTACACTAGGCATCGTAGTATATGATGAGACTAATGGATACGAAACCTCTGAAATATCAATCACATCAATTACAACAGATGAAGGCTTGTTAGCTCCCTACGCTGTAGGTGAAATAAACATCCTTATACGCTACCAAATAATGAAATGAGATTTCGTACCTCTTAGTACGGAGAAATAATGTCCAAATGCCAATACAGATAATAATCTAGTTAGAGTACTAGGACATATAGAAATAAAGGAAAAAGGATGGCAACATTCAATCTGATTCGTAATAGTAGAGTTTTCTTTACTACTAACGTAGATGGAAACGGTAAGGTAACAGAAACAGCCAATAACGGCTTTACTGCTGCAAATACCCAAGAGCTTCAAGTTCTTGATGGTTTCTCTTTCTCACAAGCCTCAAACGCTGACACAATTCAGATCAGCGAAGCAGGTAATACTCCTGTACGTGGACAGCGTGCATTTAATACTAGTTTAAATAACGTAGAGTTCAGTTTCTCTACTTATTTACGTCCAGCTAAGCCCGCTACATTAGTTAAGGCTGAAGAAGCATGCCTATGGAATGCTCTACTATCTTCTACTGTTTTAGGTGCTGCGGCTGTATATACCTTAACAGGTATTACAGGTGGTAGTACTACTATAGACGCCGCAGGTATTCTGACTATTGTTGGTACCGGTATGGCAACTACTGGTATTGCTGTAGGTGACATTGTAGTTATTAAGGGTGTTACTGGTATAGGTGCCGCTCAATATAATACTGCTGTTAAAATCCTAACCGATCCTACAGCAACAGGATTTACTGCTCAGTATCTAACTAAGCCCACCGCTGCTATCGTTACTGCCGGATGGACCAATTCTGTAACTCTAAACACTACTGCATGGAATGAAAATCTAGCAGCGGCTACAGATACAACAGGTCCGCAATTTGGTGGTACAGGTGTTGCATATAGCGCAGCTACTACAGCACTATCTAATAAGAACAAACTGTTAGCCTTTGGTATGTTACTACTAGTAGATGGTGTTACTTATGTTATTGATAATTGCGCTATGGATCAGGCAAATATCGACTTCAACCTAGACGGTATCGCCATGGTTGCATGGACTGGAAAAGGTACTGCGCTACGTCAATTAACTGTTCCTATGAATAATGCAGTAGCTGGTACATTTACTGGCGGTGGCGTAACGGGTACTTCCAACTATACAGTAAAGAATGTTAACGCTAACTATATTACTAATAAGTTAAGCACTATTTCTCTAACTAAGAATATTGGGGGTATCGGTGCCGGTAATACAGCGTACAGCTTAGCTCTAACTGGCGGAAATATCACCATTGCTAATAACATTTCGTATGTTACACCCGCTAACTTAGGCGTGCTAAATACTCCTATTGGATACTTCACTGGAACCCGCGCTATCAGTGGAAGTATTAATGCATACTTACGTACTGGTAGCACAAATAGTGCTGGTCTACTATCTGACCTATTAGCGGCAGCTGCTACATCAGCAGGTATTGAACCTAAGTTCAAGCTACAGATTAATATCGGGGGTAGTTCCAACGGTACTCGTGTAGAAGCAGAAATTATGGGGGCTCTACTACAGATTCCTACTATTGATGCGCAAGCAGTTATGAGTACAACTATTAACTTCACAGCGCAAGGTACAGACTATGTACTAGGAGCTTCAGCGGTATACGACCTAGAAAATACTAACGACTTAACACTACGTTACGTTTCTCTAGCAACAGTATAATAGTTTTATAGTCCGCGGCTTGATCACCGCGGGCTCTTTTTCCTCCACATTACAGAATAAATAAGGATTATAATCCATGTCAGAAACGCTATCCCTAAAGTCCCTTCTAGTTCCATCAAAGAATGTAGAAGTGGAGTTTCCAGGCTTCGAAGGTTTTAAGATTAATCTTAACTTTCTATCTCGCGAAACTCTAGTTAGTATTCGTAAGAAATCTACTAAGACTACATTTAAGAACCGTCAACCTATTGAAGAACTAGATGACAAGCTATTCCTGAAGCTATACGTAGCAGCAGCGATCAAAGGCTGGTCAGGTTTCAAGTATAAATACTTGAATGAACTAGCTCCTGCTAACATTACCGAAGCTGACTATAATAAGGAAGTTCCTTATTCAGAAGAAAACGCTTTAGCACTAATGGAAGCATCTTCTAACTTCGACGGATTCATTAGCGAGACAGTATCTGATTTAGCGTCTTTTACGAAGAACAGTACTCAGGTATAAGTGCCAAGCTAAAATCTTTCTATCATAATGCGCAAGTAGGCATGACCAAAGATGCGTATTATGAAATGTGCGAGATGCTAGGCTCAGTGCCTATAGAATCAGAGATCCCTGTTGAGTACGACGATTTATTGGTAGAAGTTCAGGAAGCCTTGGATATCTATCATAAATTAAAAGATGAATGGGATACGATGAATGGTAACTATCTAGGTAAAAGTTACTCCGGTATAGGTGATATATTGGATATACTAGAAATACCTAAGGAAGATAGAAAGACCTTATTTAGTCTAATTGGCTTGATTGACAGACACAGGTCAGAAGCTATCGCGGCTAACAAGCCTAAGCCTACTACTAGATAGTAAGAAGCCCCTCTCGAAAGAGCAGGGGCTTCTTTTTTGTCTAAAAAAATTTTGGGCCTTGACATAAGGTGGCATACCTGATATAATTAGGGGATCATGAAATAGTGTACCTAAAATCTAGGGACCTAGGGATGGAGAAAATATGGCAGATACATCTAGCAAACATAATATTCTAGTAACCGACAACGGTTCCCTAAAGAATGTTAATAAGAGCGCTACTGAATTAAAGAATACACTAGATGCAGCAGGTACGGCTGCAGAGCGCACTGCGGCTAAAGTAAAGAAAGCTAGTGCGCCTACTCCCGTGGCAGCGGCACGTGCAGCTAGAGACCAGGGAGGTCAGGCCGCCGAAGACTCTGGCACTGCCAGAGGTGTCGGAGGGTTGACCGGTGCTGCAGGCCGAGACTTTGCGAAGCAATCGCAAGGCCTTGGTGGATTAGTTCGTCTATACGCAACATTCGCTGCTAATATCTTCGCGGCAACCGCTGCGTTTGGCGCACTGAGCCGTGCTATGGATACTACTAATATGGTCAAGGGTCTTGATCAGTTAGGTGCGGCTTCAGGAAAGAACCTAAGTTTACTAGCTAAGCAGGTAACCATAGCTGCTGATGGAGCTATTTCCTTAAGAGAATCACTAGAAGTAGTAGCCAAAGCTAGTGCTGCTGGTATGAGCAACAAGCAGATTGAAGCTATGGCCGAATCTGCGAAAAAAGCTTCCCAGGCACTTGGTGTAAGTATGTCCGACGCTATTAGCCGTTTAACACGTGGTATTTCTAAGCTAGAGCCAGAATTACTAGATGAACTTGGACTATTCACTAAGGTGGATAAGTCTACTCAAGACTATGCCAGATCTATCGGTAAGGCGGTTACTTCGTTAAGTGACTTTGAGCGTAGACAAGCCTTTGCTAATGCTGTATTAGAAGAAGCAAAGCAGAAATTCTCCTCTATCGATATTCCAGCAAATCCATATACAAAATTACTAGCAAATCTTCAGAACGTTGCTTTCGCAGGGCTGGAATTGGTTAATAAAGTACTAGGCCCAATAGCCAAAGTATTGGCCGATTCTCCCACAGCACTAGCCACAGCTATGGCGTATATAGGTGCTATTCTATTAAAGACAGCTATTCCTGCTATTGGCATGTGGAAAGAAGGGTTGAAGTCCTCAGCAGACGAAGCAAGAAAAACAGCTAAAGCGTTTAGGGAATCTTTTAACGACGAATTCCAAGAACGTATGGAGGCAAGATTTAGTATTCCTGATATTAAAAAGAAGCTAGATGCTGCTACTATTGAAATAACCAAAAACCAGGCAAAAATTAATGCGCTAACTCTTCCTAAAGGATTAAAGTCAGCAGAGTCTTTAGCAGCTGGCGATACATCTGCAAAAACTATTGCTAACGTTACTAAATCTCTAAAGAATAAGCAGATGCAGTTAGAGGCTGAAAAAGTAACTAGCGGTACATTGCAGGCTGCCACTAAGGTCAGGCTCGAACAAGAAACTGCAGCTCTTGAAAAGCTACTAGTACTTAAAAAGAAAGATATTCTACTTCAACAAGAGAAGCTTATTCAAGAAAAGGCTATGGCCTCCGCCCGTGTATTAATTCAGGATGAGGCTGATAAGCCACTTAGAAGAACAGATACTGAAATGATAGCCCAGAAACGGCTAGAAAGATTAGAGAAGTCTGCTACTAAAGGTAATCTTGTGGCTACTGCAGCAACTAATGCTACTATTATTGGTGTTAGAAATAGTATGGCGGCCCTAAATAAAGAAATCACAGATAATGGGCTAAAAGGTTGGGATAAGTGGAGCACAGTAGCTAAAGGTGGAATTGCCGCAGTATCTGCCCGAGTTATGGGTATTCTAGGGTCTCTGGGTAATGTTGGAATGGCTGTAGGTATTGCCGTAGGTGCTTTCCAACTACTAGATACTTGGCTGTCTAAGAACACTAAGCAGTTAGAAGCATTATCCAATGCTATGGAAACTGTTAATACTGCAGCTACTACTGTAACTAGCACTTTAAATAATCTAAGTGCCAGAAGCGACTTTGGTATATCAGTGCAGGGTATTCAAGCTAGGGCTACCGCATTTTCCGAACTAACAGATTCTTTAGCTCCTTTATCTAGAAAATTAAAAGAGGCTCAAGAAGCTGGCGATAATTGGTGGGACGCTAGCATTAATTGGATCAAGAAGGCAGCCGATAAAGATTTGCAAAGTACGTACGTAGATACTATTAGTAATGCTGTAATGGCTGGTCTTAGAGTTATAGATGACCCAGTTCTTAAAGCAGAGGCTGAAAAGAATATACGTGGTTTATTTACTGGAATGGGTACTATCAGTAAAGACTCATTAAAGGCGGCACTTAATGCTTCTGGTGATATAGACAGCATTTTGCCTAAAGTAGAGAGCTTAATAGGTAAACTAAAAACCGCAAGCAATACTATGAGCGCTAGCGCTCAAAAGGTACAGTCATTTGGTACTACCATGACTGACGCAAGTAAAGCATTTGATGAATTTACAGTAAGTCTTAACAATTCTGACCCATTATCAAAACTAGCTAATCAAACTATTAGCGCAGGATTTGCACTTAGAGATACTTTTAAAGATGTTAATAGTGGGCTGGCTTC